TGGCCAAGCTGGGCGTGCGATGGAAGAAGGCAGACAAGCGGCCCGGATCGCGCAAGAATGGCTGGGCTGTGATACGCGGGATGCTCGAAGCGACGGTAGAGAATCGCGATACCCCGCACCTGTACACGTTCGACACCTGCCCACACTTCATCCGGCTGTTCCCGATCCTGCCCCGCAGCGAGAAGGACTTGGATGACGTAGACACCGAGGCCGAAGACCATATTGGAGACGAGACGCGGTACGAGATACTGCGCCCGTCAGGTAAGGCGGCAACCGTCAATGCCGTGGGCATATAGGGCAGGCTGAGCAGGCACAGGCGCTGCGAGGACCCCGGAGGATAGAGCAATGCCAGTAGACACAGAGCACGCCAAGTATCGCGGCGTCGATTACACGCTGATGGACGACGTGGCAGCGGGTGAGGCCCAAGTGAAGAGCAAGGGCGCAACCTACCTGCCAAAGACTCCGGGCCAACTCGCGGCAGAAGACGACCCGAACCTCGACCCTGACGGGAACCGATACAAGGTCTTCCGGCAGATGGCGAGCTTCCCTGATCTGGTGGGGCCTGCTGTGGACGCCATGATTGGTCTGGCCCATCAGGGTCCGGCTGAGTTCGAGCTGACCCCGAAGCTGCAAAGCATGGAGCAGAACGCGACGCGGGATGGCCAGAGTCTGGCGACCGTGGCGGCAAGGGTGACGCGGTACATCCTGCTTCACGGGCGCTGCCCGATCCTGCCTGACGTGGACGAGCAGGGCATCCCCTACCTGTCGGTCTACACCGGCGCGGCACTGCGGAACTGGCGCACAGCCTACGCTGGAATGCGCGAGAAGGTGGTGCTGGCCGTGCTGGCTGAGGCTTACGAGAAGGAGAACCCGAACGACAAGTACAAGGCCGACGAGGAGACCCAGTACAGGGTGATCGAGCTTGACCCTGACTCGAAGGGCCTGAAAGCCACGGTGTATCGCAAGGATGGCGGCAACTGGGTGTCCGTCGAGGAGCTGGTATCCCAGCAGCTCACTGCCCTCGAAGAGGTCCCCATCGTGGTGCCGGGGTCGATCGACCTGACGCTCGAACCAGACGACCCACCCCTGTGGGCGATGGCTGGCGAATGCCTGAAGGCGTACAACATCTCGGCCCACCATAAGCACCTGCTGCGCCTGATGGCCCAGCCCACCCCGACGTTCACCGGGATCGACAAAGAGGACGCACCGAATGGGATCGGCTCGGAAATCCTGAACATCTTCCCCGATGCTGGGGCACAGGCTTTCTACATGGAGGTTTCAGGCACCGGGGTTGCGGCCATGAAAGAGGCTGAGCGGGATCACATAACCTCTGCGATGCAATACGCTGCCCAGCTCGTTCCGACGTTCGCGGGCGAGGCCGCAGAGTCGCTGAGGATCAAGGCTGGCGGGCGCACTGCCACGCTGGCCTCGTGCGTCTCGATGGGGGCGGCCGGGATCGAGAAGGCGCTGAAGTTCTGCGCCATGATGGTGGGCGATGACCCGGATAAGGTCTCCTACAAGCCGAACCTCGACTTCACCCGCGCTGACGTGGATGCCACCATGCTGACCCTGCTGCATGGGATGGTCATGTCTGGCATGGTGCCACGCGACGTGCTGTGGGAGAGCCTGAGGCGCGGCAAGCTCACGACGCTGGACAACGAAGAGCTGGAGGCTGCGATTGAGCAGGGGGCGCAGACTGTAGCGGCGCAACTTGGGGGTGGGAATGGGAGTTCTGGAGGCAGCGGTTCTGGCGCTGGGGTGGATGATAGCGGGAATGGGGATAGCGGCGGCGCTGGTGATCGTGACCAGAAACCTGCTTGACGCGATCCATGAGTATCGAGAAGCTCATCGACGACGTGACCCGCCGAAGTAGCTACCTGTCGCGCTACTCCACCGGGGTGGTGCGTAAGGTTCTCGGGGTGGTCTACGAATACGAAGCCCAGCTCGCGGCCGACCTCGCGGATGTTCTCGGTGGCCTGTCGCAGTCTGAGGTCACTGCCCTGCTCAAGGGCGACTACACCACCTCCCGGCTCAAAAAGCTCGACGACCTGCTGAAGGAGTTCACCACCAAGTACGGGTCGCTGATCGAAGACACGCTCGGCGCTGAAGCGAAGGCCATCGCACGCTTCGAGTCTGACTACACTCGCGGGATCGTCAGCCGCATCGTTGGTGACGTGGCCATGGAGGCGCCCCTCTCGCTGGAGATGATCCACTCCGCTGCCACGCAGGGTCCGGTTGTCGGCAAACTTCTTAAAGAAGAGCTACTTGGGCTTGATTCGTCCACAAGGACATCTATACTGTCGGCAATACGATCTGGTTTTCTCTCCCAAGACAGCGTATCGGGGATGGTGAGCACCATCCGGGGGACACGCGATGCGCGATACCTTGACGGTCTTTTGAACACCTCGCGGCGGGCTGCCGAGAGGATGGTCAGGACCGCGATCAACCACTACGCAACGGTGGCCCGTGAAGAGACAGTGAAGTCTCTCGGCTACACCCACATCATCTGGGTGTCTGTGCTGGACGGGCGCACCTCAAAGATATGCGCGGCAAGAGACGGGTGGATCATGCCTGTCGATGAAGGCCCAAGGCCACCCGCGCACCCGAACTGCCGGTCCACGATCATCCCCCAGCTAGACGACATGGGCGGGATAACTCGCGGCTGGCTCCGCTCAGACAAGCCATTCGGGAAAATCCCCAAAGGGGAGCGAACCGGCAAGTTTGGGCAAGTCTCCATCGAGGTCGATTACAAGGAGTGGTTCTCCGATCAGCCAGCGCAGTTCCAGCGGGACTGGCTCGGCCCGACTCGGTACAAGCTGTACAAAAAAGGGAAGCTCGACATCGACAGGTTCGTTGACGATTACGGCAAGGAACTGACGCTCGGGGAGATCAAGCGGAAGCATCGCTCCATCTGGCGCGAGGTTTTCGCAGAGTAGCGAAGCCGAAGGTAGAGCTACTGGCGGGGCTTGCGCTCCATCCTGCTCGCAAGGCGAGCGACCATCAAACCCAAGGGGTGACTGATGTTTGTACTGAATCGACGCTACATGAAAGATGACGACGACGGCACTGGCGGCGGAGGCCAAGGTGGTTCCGGGTCCGGGGCCAACGAGCCGACGCTCGAAGAGAAGATCAACGCTGCGGTGGATGCAGCAACCAAGGGACTGAAGGCGAAGAACGGAGAACTCCTCGGCAAGCTGAAGGATGCTCAGGAAACCCTCAAGTCATTCGAGGGGCTGGATGCAGACCATGTACGCCAACTGGTGGACAGGTTCCAGAACGACGAGATCGGCAAGCTGCTGAAGGAAGGCAAGTGGGACGACGCGCTGGCGAAGAAGTTCGAGAGTGAGCGCGGCACCTACAAGAAGCAGATCGACGACCTGACGAAGGACCGGGACCTTTCCCGCAAGGAACTGTCCGACCTTCAGAGCAAGGTTGATCGCGCTTCCCTCTCCGAGATGACTCGCCGCGCCATGGGCAAGGCTAAGGCGCACGAATCCGCCCACGAGGATGCGATCTATCGGGTGATGTCGGCCTTTACGAAAGAGGATGGCCACTTCGTTCGTCGTGACGCTGACGGCAATCTGGTGATGGGGGCCAAGGGTCCTCAGACAGTCGATGAGTACATCGAAGAGGTCCGCACGAGGGACCTCGCGCCGCACTGGTGGCCCACGCCTACTGGCATGGGCAGCAAGGGTGGCGGCTCCGGTGGAGCAAGATCGAAGAATCCTTGGGCGAAAGACACCCTGAACCTGACAGAGCAGGGCAAGATCATGAGGCAAGACCCTCAGCTTGCGGCAAGGCTCAAACAGGAAGCGGGGGCTGGGGCCTGAGGGAGGACAAACCCCAAGCTAAGAGGCTAAACCAATGGCTGCAACGAAAATCTCTGATGTCATCGTGCCGGATGTCTTCAACCCCTACGTGGTTGAGCGTACTTCGGAACTCACCAAAATCCGCATGGGCGGCATTGTCGGTCAGGACGAAAACCTGAATGCCCTCGCCCAGCGCGGCGGCAAGCTCATCAACATGCCCTTCTGGTCCGACCTGACCGGCGACGACGAGGTGCTCAGCGACTCCGGGTCCCTGACGGTCAACGCGATCGGTTCGGGTCAGGACGTGGCCGCACTGCTCATGCGTGGTAAGGCATGGGGCGTCAACGATCTGGCCAAGGCCCTGTCTGGCGACGATCCGATGCGTGCCATCGGCGATCTGGTCGCTGACTACTGGGTCCGCAAGCAACAGGCCACCCTGATCCAGACGCTCGAAGGCGTGTTCGCCGACAACGTGGCAAACGACTCCGGTGACATGGTGTCGAACGTGGCCATTGAAGATGGTGACAGCGCGACCTCTGCCAGCCTGCTTAATGGCACCACTCTGGTCGGCGCCATTGCCACCATGGGTGACATGGGCGCAGAGCTGGAAGCCATCGTGATGCACTCGGTCTGCTACAACAACTTGCAGATCGCTCAGGCCATCACGCTCCGCAACACGGCTGTCCCCGGTTCCGAGACCCCCATCGAAATCCCGACCTTCCACGGCCTGCGTGTCATCGTCGATGACTCCTGCCCGGTGGTTGCTGGCGGGACCAGCGGCTACAAGTACACCTCGTACCTGTTCGCCAGCGGGGCCATCGGTCTGGGCGAGGGTTCGGCCCCGGTTCCGACCGAGACCGATCGTGACGCACTGGCTGGGGAAGACCAGCTCATCACGCGCCGCCACTACCTGCTGCACCCGCGTGGCATCGCGTTCCAGTCCGGCTCGGTTGCGGGTTCCTCCCCGACCAATGCCGAGCTGGCCTTGGCTGCGAACTGGTCTCGCGTGTACGAGCGCAACAACA